AGCAAAAGACAGACAATATCCAGATAACGCCATAGATCTGTATGCTCTGGTTTCTTTGGAACTACGCAATGTTGTGTTTATTGCATCACATGCTGACAAACAGATCACCATCCAAGATGAACACATGAAGAACAACGATGCGGTCAAAAACCTCTTAGATATCCTAGAAAAATAATTTAAATAAATACTATACAAATGTATATTTATTTGATTTAATAGATTCATTAGTAATTATTTTAAAGGGAAAAAATTATGAAAAAATCAATACTAATCAAATTGATAGCAAATGATCTTATAGATTATCCGTTATCTGGAGATCAAGCTATATCGTTTGAAACTGATAGTCCTTATGGAAAGGATATAACTTATGATGCACATCTTAATCAGTGGTGCTTCTCAGGATGGAGAAGTAACAACTTTTTCGATGGTTATTGGGATTGGGTTACAGAACACAATCTTGAGAATTTTTTATATAAACTATCTGATGCAGATCTTTTACATCTTCGTAAAGTTAGGGGCATCATCTATCAAGAGGATGTGGCGTAATGAAAGATGTACAAAAACAATGGATAAAACAATTTCCAAATATACATGGCGATGAACGTTTAGGACTTGCAGATAGAGTTAATGCAAAAGGTCTTATTGATCTTGCATTAATCTTTGCTAGAAATAATATGAAAATGTTTTTTGATAGTCAGCTAATGAAACAGACAACTTATACAGAGGTTGAGATGGATAGATTGGTTGATAATTTCATAAATAATAATACTGCAAGTTTAGAATTATTAGACAGAGATGGAGAGGTTTCTTAATGAAAACAATTAGATTACTCAAGTGGGGTGGTGGCTATGTCACCATCCCTACAGAAAGCATCAGAGGTATTATCAATAGCTACGAAGGTACTTTGATTTACACCACTGACAATGTGTACAAGGTTACTGCTTCTAAGGAAGAGATTGAAGAACGTTTAGTAAGGAGAGCATCGTGAATCTATCTAACCACAAACTATATTTCACCTCTAGCAAAGGTGTAGTGCAATGGGATTGGAAGGGTGAGAACTCACCTAGTGACAATCCTAGTCCTAAGTACAAGGCATACAACTATCAATGGTATGTGCCTAAGAAATCAGAATTAACAATCATTAGTGACTTGCCTGCAACAGATAAGCAGCAAGTCAAAGATGAACTGTGGGCATCTCTGGAAGCTGAAATTGATTACATGAAAGCTATCAGGAAAGTCCATTTAACTAACCAGAAAAACAGAAAGGGGGTTTAACATGGTTAATTTTACATTAGGAATAATCGCAACTTTGGTTGCACAAAAGCTGTACCAAGCATACAAAATTAGACGTAGGCATTATCTTGCTTGGAGATATGTGCCACATCAATACAGGATAAAAGGATGATTGATCAAGAATTTTTAGCGGTACTTACCTTCTTGTTATTCATTGGAGCTGTTTTCTTTATGGTGCAGAAATAATGGGCGAGAAAGAGGGTAAGTTAACTAGAGACGATAGAGCAAGTGCAAGTGGTTATTCTCAACTTAAAGGCAATAGTCCTTATGGTACACCACAGCAATATTTAGATAGAGCCATTAGGGCTAGCGAAGGAGAGAACGTGAGAGAGGAAATAGATAATGATTCAGTTAATCTAGGTCATTTCATGGAAGGCAATATCATTCGCTATGCATGTGAAAAGCTAAATCTCAGGGATGTAAAAACGGAGTTTGGTCAGAAGTTTGAGCATCCCTTCTTCCCTGTTGAATGTTCTTTAGATGGAACTGCAATCGCAGATGATCTGACGTATGTAGAGAATCCAGATAAAGGAGTTTACATTCCAGAAGGTGATGAAATTCACTTAGATGGCATGGGTGTTATTGAATGCAAGTTAACAAAAGCATATCCACCGCAAGACGGTAAACCTGCTATTTGGAGAGGATGGGAGCAACTCAAGACTCAGGTCGAATGTGTTGGGTGCAACTGGGGTGTCTTGGTTGTCTTCTATCATATTCAACCTGAGATACATTATTACTTCTATCAAAGAGACCCTGCTTTTGAAGCAGAGCTGAAAGAAGTTGTAGAAGACTTTCAATACAGAGTCGATACCAAGACTTACTATGACCCTGTAACTTCTGATGATGCATGGTTGAAGTATCAGAAAGTTATTCCAGATGAGGTGGCAGAATTGCCTGCTACAGCGATTAATTTATTGGCTCAGATAGAAAGACTAGATGAGAACATAAAAGCATCGCAGGAAGCACGAGATGCTCTGCAGGCTACGGTCATGGACATGATGGGTAATGCAGAGAAAGCTGTTGCAGGTGAGTACGAGATCTCATGGGGTAACATTAGGTACAAGGCACAACCTGAAAAGTTGGTGGAAGCTAAACCAGAAAGGATTGTGAGACGTAGGAACATTAAATTTAGAAGGGTAGCAACGTAGGAGATATGTATATCTTGAAGGAGAGTTTTGTTGCTACCCAAATTTTATTATATACTTCTTGAAGGAGAGTTTTATGGATACTGAAAAAGAAAATCAAAATAATCAAGTTGACAACAAGGATTTAAGAGCAGTTTGGATTGAACCAGATGTTCATGATCTTTTGTGGCAATACAAAGTTAAGAATCGTAAGAAGTCTATCGGTGAAGTTGCAGGGCATTTCATCAAGCTAGGTATTTGCAATGAGGAACTTGGAAAATGAGTGAGTACACAGACGAAGTGGCAAGACAAAGACTCAAGATAAGAGTTGAGAAGTGGCGTAAGGGTGTTAAGAGCATTTATGCTGAAGCAACTCCTGATGGTTCTATGATGTCAGTTACTTATAACGATGATTCCGTTAAAAGAATAAATGAAGATGGTACTGAGAGTTACACAACATCACCGCATGATGATGACAGACTGGTTTGGATGTTTACTCATGGAGAATCAACGCTGTGGTAAATGTATTAAGTTTATTTGATGGCATGAGTTGTGGGCAGATAGCTCTTAATCGTCTTGGTATAAAAATAAATAATTATTATGCTAGTGAAATAGACAAATATGCTATTGAGATAACTCAGAAAAATTATCCAAACACAATACAAGTTGGTGATATATCTAAATTAGATCCTAAAGACTTTATGGATATTGATCTGATATTAGCAGGCTCACCATGTCAGGGGTTTAGTTTTGCAGGTAAACAATTAGCATTTGATGACCCAAGATCAGCTCTATTTTTTGAGTTCATTAGATTATTAAAAGCAATCAAGCCAAAATATTTTTTACTAGAAAATGTGAAAATGAAAAAAGAACACTTGCAGATCATTAGCGAGCAAGTATCAGCCTGTTACCCAGAGATACCATTTGGTATTGAGCCTATCTTTATAAATTCATCTTTAGTATCTGCTCAATCAAGGCAAAGATATTATTGGACTAATATTCCAAATATTACTCAACCAGAGGAAAGAGGGATTGTATTAAGGGATATATTAGAAGAACATCCAAGCGAAAACCCTGTTAAAGATACTGCAAGAAACCAAAGGCATTATAAAAATCTTGATGAAAACTTAGAAAAAATGACTACCAAAGATGGTAAAGCCTTTGCCCTAACCACAACTTATGGCGCAGCAGTTTTTCATGACAGCTTAAAAAAGAAAAGAAGAAGCATGATACCTACTAGTAATAAACCTGAGCAAATTGCTACTGCAATAGATATAAACGGACATGATATTTTAAAGCGTGTTTATTCTCCTGATGGTAAATCTCCTACAGTCAATACTTGTCAAGGTGGTAACAGAGAACCTAAAGTTGTTGCTGGGGCGTGGAGAGGTAGATATCAAGAGGATGGCTCAGTAAAACAAAAGCTACACCTTAACAAACAATCTAAAAGTTATGCATTAACTGCAACATTTCCTCATAAGATGAATTTTTTAACCAAAGATCAAGTTTATTGGCGTAAGCTCACACCATTAGAGTGTGAACGCTTACAAACGGTGCCAGATAATTACACCGAAGGCGTATCCAATACCCAACGCTATAAAATGCTTGGCAACGGATGGACTGTGGATGTCATCGCACACATATTAGGAAATGCAAAATGGTAAATAGTAGAAATAAGGGTGCTGCATTTGAGCGTAAGATTGTGAATCTAATCAATAAAAGATTAGAGGAACTAGGCCACGAAGATGTGGTCAAAAGAAATCTAGATCAGTATCAAACAAAAGGCGAAGCTGATATCTACTTGCGGAACTTAGCAATTGAATGCAAGTGCTATGCAGGAGACCCAATCAACTTTGCTAAAGGCTCTTGGTGGTCACAAGTATGCGAAGCAGCAGGAAACAGTCATACTCCAGTGCTTGTCTATAAGTACAACACTGGTCGTATCAAATATGTCATACCTGCTCATGCCATCTGTCCAGATGACAAGATGCCTAAAAATAACAACACCGTAATGTTTGGAGATTTTGATGACTTTCTCGAGTCTCTTAATGTTATATTACAGGCATGTACATAATGTATGACAATGCTTTTGAATTGTTTTGCCAACAGCGATATCAAAATTACTGTTTGGCATGCGATATCATGGGAATTACTGAAATCGGTACGTACCATGATTGGAGAAACTCTAACATCGAATGGTTAGAGGATTTATATTTACGAAGTGAAGATCGTTTGCTTCACTAATCACTTAATAGGAGATATGTATGAGTGAAGATTTTTTCAGCAATGAAAGCAGCTCTGAGGGCGGTTCTTTAAGATTCTTAAAGTATCTGGTCAAAGAGAAAATGTGGATGGTAGGAGAAGATTCTGTTGATCTTTCTTACGTTCAAGTTGATGTAGAAACTATGAAAACAGGTATCGGTAGATACTCAGGCGGTTATGAGTTTGAGTGGTCACCTGTATTTGGTTCTAAGTTATACAAAGACGGATGGTCTGATGCTGTTAGTGTTTGGCTAATGATTCATGGTGAAGATAAACCAGTATTGTTAGAGACAATGGCAGGACATCAGGTGAGAGCATTTAAAAGCAT